CTGTTCGAGGAGGCCTACAAGACAGCCAACACTCCGTAATTTTCTGTGCACGTCAGGAGCCAGCCAATGGTCGTAACAAGCACGGGATGGTTGCACAGCCGCCCCTGCTAACATGCCCGATGACGGGTGATGGGAGTATCCAATCTCCCTTGGCCTCCTGACGACGATCCCCCGGAAGGGTGGGGGTGGGCCCTCGACGGTGTCTCACCCCTGCCTTCCAATTTACTTCGTTCCGTGTCTCACTCCATTTCAAACCCCTTTCACGAAAGGTAGTCACTCATGAGTGGTATCAAGTCAACGATGTTCGCCAACTACAACGCCGCATTCGCTTCTGTGGAAGCCAACACCGAGGGGTCAGCCGCTGGCTGGCGTCCGGATGCTGGCGACCACGCCGTGCTCGTCACGGGAATGAACCTCGAAGAGGGTGAGTTCAAGCAGAAGGACGGCCAGATGTTCCCGGCGGTGGACGTCACGTTTCAGTACCAGATGGTCGAAGATCCGGGCAGCCCCGAGCCTCGCAGCTTTTCGGGTGCCCGCTTCACCCTGCCCAACGATCCGTCCCAACTGACTGATGAGGGCGGCAAGACCCGTACCCGCATCGAGATGGAGCGGCTCAAGGGCCACCTCACCACGCTGCTGGGTCGTCGCCCCGACAATCTGCAGACTGCCATGCAGATTGTCAGCGAGCGTCTAGCCAACGGCAACGTGATCCCTGTCAAGCTCCGGGCTCGCTACGACGAGTCCAAGGCTAAGCCCGGCACCAAGTACTTCAAGGAGTTCCTGGTGTCCGCCCTCAGCTTGAGCTGACACACAGGCCAGGACTTGCACCGTGGGAAGCAGTCCATACCATGGCCACTTGTCGTCCCCCCACGATCGCCCCTTGGGTTACCTGACCGGTGCCCAAGGGGCTTCTTTATGGGGTCACTCCGGAAACGGGGTGGCCCACTTTCAGTTCGTTCGGCCTGACGTCCGTAACCCCCGGGCCCTCCGCCTATGGACCACCATACGTGGGGGGACCCTCCCAGTACCCCCTGTGCCCCTGTCCCCCCGCCGAGGCCTCCACCGGTCCCGGTGTGCCCTAGACGTGTGGGAAACCCCCCATCCGCTGGGGGGACGCTCCCAATGGCTCCTAGCGTCCTGGGATGCCCTACACGGGGCCCCCTCCCGGGAGGCACTGGAGGGGTGGTTAGACCAGTCGGAACCCGCCAAAGGCGTCCTGCTGCGTCTGGGAGATTCGCTAGACTTCACGGCACATCTGGAAGGGGGAAACTGGCGAGTCGCCTCCCTCCAGATCCCCACCCCCATCCGGGACGCCATGGACGGCGTACTCGGATCGGGGGCCAGGGTTCAGCCGCCCAAGTCCTGTCAATGGTCAGCCCGAGCAACCCTAGACAAAACCAAGTTTCAATTCTGGTACCGAATATGAACTCATACCGACACCGTGTCAGTGGTGGTCCCCGCACACCAAGGCTCCCCATGGGAAAGAAGAAGGGAGATACCCAAGCACATGTTGACATGCTTGAACGCATGGTCACCCGGTTTGCTGAACGTATCCGTGTGCTTGAAGCACTGCACACCCTCCGCGTGGAAGAGGCAGGTGTCATCCTTGCTTCGGTGTTCATGCTGTACAGACGATGGAAGGCAGAACATCCAGACGAGCCGGATCGTGCAAGTGCTTTTACAACGTGGGTTGAACGACTGACTGCCGAGAATGTCGTGGCCTATGCCATGGGTGCAGATCAGAAAGAATCTGGTTCAGACATTCTCCGCAACGTCTCCATTTGACGTGCAGTATCAGCTTGTTGCGGGTTCTCAGGTCGCATAAGTCCCGGTTGACGGAGTACCTGCTCGTATTGTCCTTGAATGTCTTGTGGCAACTGCTGAGTCATGCGTTCAAACAGAGGAACCTGACGCAACTCAATGGCCCTATCCCACTCCGACGGCTTGACTGTCATGGGTAGGCCGTATCGCTTCTTGTATTCAGCCTCAATCGCCGTAGCAGCGGCCATGTTGTTGCCCAGCACCGCGTCCTTGTACTTGCGCTTGAGGTCCACAATCTCCGCCCGGTTGGACAGCAGGAACTTAGTGGCTTCCATCGGACTCTTCAGCTTCTTGAAGTCCGCACCCACCCCACGCAACACAAGATCCAGCGGCTTCTCGTAGGACTGCAGCGTGCCATCATCCCGATACACCGGCACCAGACCCTGCGGATCGGGGTTCTTCCAATCAGCGTACTGCGATTGAACCAGCCCAAAGGGTCCCCCCACGCCGGGTACAGCAGGTATGGAGCCAAACATCTTCTGCAACTGAAGACCGCCAGGTAGCACGCGGAACATGGCCTGACGGAACTGTTCCCGGTCCTGCTGGGCCAAACCTGAAATCAACTGCAGTGGGATGTCCACCACCGGGGGGATGGGGATACCTTGCGTCATGAACTGCTGGGGCAGCTGGCTTACTGCGGCACCCGACAGGCCGGACGAAAGATCCACACCCAACATGTTCTTGCCAATCTCATAGGCAATCGCACCCGTACCCAAGAGTCGAGCGGCATCTGCAATCGGGGCTGCCACATCAACCGAGGGCCCACCGATTGCCTGCAGACCAACCTGTCGTGTCCCCCCACCAAGCTGGGCGGAGATGAGGAAGTTGCTGACAGTGCGACTGGGATATTGCAGGAACATCCGCATCAGCGAGTTGCCAAGCACCCCGCCATTCTGGAACACACGCAGCTGGGTCACGGCATTCGGGCTGAAGTTCACTATGGACTGCATCGTGCCCACAAAGTCCAGCATCTCGTTTCGAGGCACCGTAATGCCCGACTCACGCTGCAACCTCTGCATCCACGACATGCCAGCCTCGGCCACCACCACACGGTTCAGCTGCTCGGCCTTCTGGAACAACTTGAGGGGCATGTCGATCAGCAGGAACTTTCCAAGGGATGGCTTGCCCTTCTGGGGCTTGGAGAAGATGGCGGAGTCCAAGGTGCTGATGAAGTCGTCTTCCCACATCAGCAGGTCGCGTCCCCCCGTCGCATTGCCCATCAAGGGAAAGTGCTTTCGCATCAACTCTCTTTGTTCCATGGGGTCCATCCGCATGGGATACTTGACGCGTTCCGCCAAGTACCCGCCCATCTGCCTAAAGGCCTTGCCGTAAGCCGCCAGGATCTCGGTGCCACCCATCCACGTGGTGGCCCACTGCAGGGGCTGCATCAGGTTCCACATGGCGGACACGGCATTGAAGCCCAGGTGCGTGGCGTACAGATACCCCGTCAACCCGCCCGCAGCATGGGCGGCATCCAACTCGTAGCCCGACATGTTGCCGTAGGCCCGCACGTTGTCCACTACCGACTTGCCAAGGGCCCCACCATTCCTTGAGAGGAACTTACCAGCCGGGCCTTCTGCAAAGTCACGAGCCATTCGCCGAGCCTGCTGACTCATCTTCAACCCAAACAGCTGGGGTGGCTTCGCCGCACCAAACATGGCCGGGAGGATGCCCTTGCGGAAATACTCCTGCGTCTCCAGGTTCTCTCGCCCCAGCACCACATCAATCGCATCCGCCATGCTCAATCGGGAGTTGACCTCCGGATTGAGAAGAGCCACATCCGGTCGGCCCTCCATCCGCCCAATTCGCTCCATGCGGCGGCGGAGTGCTCGCTGCTTCTTTTCCATCTTTTCCAACCGCTTCTCAAGCTTGATACGAGTGGCAATTGGGATACCAGTGCCAGATGCCAAATGAGCCCTCAACGCATCAACGTCGGGGTTTAGTACTCGCAGCTCTGCTCGCACCTCGGCAGCCGCGGGGACCGGCTCGAGACTCTCCGGCAGCCGGGCCGACCCAGACGCCATCAGCGGTAGGTCCTCCGTCCGGACCCCCTGGTCCGCGTAGATCTGCTTCTGGGACCGACTCAATCTCATGGGGGGACCCTCAGCCCCCTGCATCTGCTTGCGGCCCACCCGAATTGCATTGAGGACCTGGTCCCGAATGCTTTGAGGAATCTCAGCCGTGTGCAGAGCCACAGTCGATGCCGCGTCCCCCATGTAGTTACGCATGCTCAACTCGTGGTCCATCGCGTGAGTCACTACCCGAGACTTCTGGGCACTGGCCGACTTGACGATGTTCTCCGTCAGTTCAATGTATTCCCCCAGCGTCATGGGATCACGACCGGGAGCCGTAACCATGACGGTGTCTGCCGCCCGCAGCGACGCTGGGGTTTCTGACCCAGCCACCACACGACGCAGAACCATCAGGTCCTCCGGGTCATACTGCAACTTCTCTCCACGACGGGGCAGGTACAGGCCAGACACCTCAAGCGGATCACCCACTGTCTCTCGCTTTCGCATCAGGGCGTCCGTGTGGTTCGGCCCATATCGCACTGTCTCTCCACCCTTGCCTGTACCGTACAACCGGAACGTGTTTCGGGAGAGATAAGTCTGCTCCATCTGTGGGCCCAGCACCTCCGAAACCACACGACGGACCTCGTCCATCTTCACAGTGTTCCCCCCACGTCGTAGGGTCTGCTTCACCCAACCGGGCAGGAGCTTGTTGACCTCTTCCATCCCAAGGAGGGAATCAAGAGCCCACTCCTCTACGGTGAGGGCCTCCTTTCCCTGCGACCTCTGCCACCGGGTAAACACTCGGATCACCTTGTCCGGATCCAGTTCGAACGTGGGGGGAAGCGTGTTGTCCGGATTGACCTTGCCAAACAGCCGGGTCTTCATTGCCTGTCGAGCCCGCTCGTTGGCCTCCATGTAGGCCACAAACTCATCACGGATTCCATTGCGTTGTGCCCACTCCAGCACTCGGTCCTCCGTGAGAGCACTGACGTTAAACCGGTTTTCCAACCGCTCTTCAATCGCCCTGTACATCACGTTGCCACGTTCTCCCGGGGGGAACTTGCTACGCAGCTCACGCAGTTTGTCGGCGCTCGTGACCTTGATGGGATCACCCACCAGCGTCAACTCCTCGCTGGTTGCGGGGTCGATGATCTTTCGTTTCTTGATGGCTTCCTTGTACTCCGCCGCATTCAGCAGACGCGGAGATTCCACCCCGGCTGCGTTGCGGAATACGCCGCCATGCGTGGCAGTAGAAGACCGATAGAGCACCTCCGAAGGACGCAGATTACCCGAGGCCCACATGTGGGACAGAACATTTAGCTCCTCCAGTTTCCGCTTCAACTCGGGATTGGTCATTTGGGTAGGGTCCAAATCGTCCACTCCCAACCTCTTCATGAGGTTGCCGCGGGCCGTACCGACAATCTGCTGCTCTTCTTCCGCCAGTGCCTTCAGCCGAGACTCAAGAGCCCGGTAGATGGATGTAGTGGCGGTTGTCTCACCCATACTGAGCAGGCCGGTTGCCTGCAGGGGTCGAAGCATTTCTGCAATTCGACTGAATGCCCGGCCTGAGCGGGTGCCCTGCATTTCTCCAAGGCCACTCAGCAGTTTGCCCCTCGTCTTAATGAACTCCCTGCGTCCAATCGGGCTGACCGCAAACACCAGCCACGTCAGCGGGTTGAGTGCTAAGTCAAGAGCCGTGTCCGTAATGGCATTTCCGCCGTGTGCCTTCTTGAGCCTCTGGGCGTAGGAGTCACGCTCCGCCGGACTCAGGGACTCCGATGACATGATGGTCCGCACTGCCCGGCTCAGCGAACCCTCCCCGTCGTAGATCTGTGTCAGGATGGTAGCCGGAGCATCATAAATACGCACCGGCTCAAACTCGGGGAATCCGTTCTCATCCAGTTTGTAGCGTGTCTCAGGCATGCTGTAGTAGTGAAAAGGCCCCGGAGAGCTTTCGCGTCATCCGGGGCCCGTTCCGGGGGATCAATACATCAGCGACCGCAACCGCCCTTCTTCGGGCCCTTCTTCTTCATGGCATCCTCCTTTCTCAAGCAACTCGGCTTCGGAACCGAACCCTAAAGATCAGGTTGGGGGTGCCGAAAGTACCACTCACCCGCTCAACTCCAACCCAGTTTCCAGCCTTCACAATGTTGACATCGGTGCTGGTAGAGAGCAGGGGTGCACTGGCTGTTGCAACCGCATCAATCATTACCGTCTCGGTGATGTCAGTGCCACCGGTAATGTTGGCAACAGTCGGGTCTGCTGGATTGGCTGCAGTTCCACTCGTCGTCTTCGTAAACTTGATGGCGGATGAGATACCACCAGCCACAGCCACGCCAACAACGAGGCTATCAATTACGATGTCACGGTCAGCGTAGAAAAACGCTTGGCCGTCAATCGGGGTGGTGAACTGGACAGTTTCAGTCTGGAAGTCGTCGGGGTAGTGCTGGGTAACGAGGGGGACGGGCATGGGGGTTTATCCAATCAAGTCGGACAGTGGGTTTGGTCTTTCGCGGAAGCGCCCACTGCCCATAGACGCTGCGAGTTCTTGCATGAGGTCTGTCCGGGGTCGTCCCCCCAGCACTACCGACCCAGCTGGCACTCGTCGCCCAGCTAAGACAGAAGTGTAGAGGTTGGGGTTTGATCGTGCAAGTATTGCAGTGTTTTCCTGAATGGCCTTCTCCATCCGCGCCTGTTCCATCAGCTTGGCAATCCTCTCGGACTGCAGCTTCCTCTCCGCATCAACCACGACCTGCTCATCCATCTCCCGCCGCGGAGTGGGGGGACGCAGAAGCGATGCGAGACCGGCAACGCCCAATCCACCAATGGCCACGTTCTTTGGAGTAGCAGCCTTTCCAACGGCCTTCTTGGCAACCTTGGTCTTGACCCGAAGAGCTCGGAGAGAATCTGCAACCCTAGAACCAGTAGGGGGCATTACATTACCTCTTCAAAGGGAGTTGATCCTAATCCTGTCGAGGTAAAGATGCCCCGCTTAGCCATGGCTTCTGCAAACGTAATGGGCTGCACGGACGCAATCTTAGCAATCTGGTCTTCATTCCCTCGGATGATTTCATCCAGATCGGGCCTGATTCCAAACCCAGTCTCTCGAGTACCCAAACGGTTGACGATGTCACTTACCCGGTTCTCGCCCCGCATCCTATAGAACTCTTCGGCGGTATCACCACTTGATAGGGAAGCCTGCTGCTGCAGACCACCTAGCAGTGCAGCCAACTGGTCTTCTTCCCCACCCATGCCCATCTGCTGAGGCATTCCCTCTTCACCCCCACTCCCACCAAACATCTCCTTCAGCATGGGGAGCATGCTCAATGCAATTATGCCAGTCATTCCCACTCCCGCGGCCTTGCCGAGCTTGGGCATGATCCGCTTTTTATCCGCTGCCGCCGCAGCCGCTGCACGCGCAGCCGCCATTCCCTCTCGAGCAGCGGCTCGCTTCTCGGCAGCCCCAAGTCTAATGCCAGCAGCCTTAGCAGCAGCCTCAGCCACCTTGGCTGCATCGCCCTTGTGTGCATCAAAAGCCGCCTTGGCGGCATCAAGGACAGCACCGGCACTAACAGCCAGTCCAAGATACTCCATGATGGCGGCAACAAGTGGGGGGATGACTGGCATGCTTAGAGCACCATTGGGTTGTATGGCAAGTCAGTGTCCCGACGCATCCGGGCAAACCGCTCAGCCACTTCTGGCAGTGTAACAGTGCCAACCCAGAGAGTCGATACCCGCTCAATCTCGTCGTACTTGCTGACCAACATGGACCATGGGCGGTGCATGGCCCGGAGGTGGCGGTTGGCCCAGAACCACTCCCGCACCTGCTTCGGGCGGATGTAGGGTCCCCCCACGGTCAGGGGGGAGGGGGTGAGGTTGAGGATGGGCAGGTCGTACCGGAGTTCTAGGTCAAAGGACCGGGATAAGGACAGCCGGGCCGTGCCATCGGTAGCGTGCTCTCGGCATACGTCCGCGCTCAGGAGACGCCAGTTGAACGAGGGCATTACTGCTGACCAGCCCTACGGCGCTGCTCGGCAGCCAGCTTCCCCAACGCACGCAGCCGGGCTTCGGCCTGCTCCTGATTCAGACGGGGCCGGACCTGGGACTTTTGAAATTCCTCTTCTCGCTTCAGCTTCTTCTCTGCATCGGTGGCTTGGACTTCAGCTTCCTTTGCAGACACGATACTACGTTCAGCCCCACTCAAACGGTCAAGCAGGTCCTGATTGACTGCACCGCTTGGTCCGCCTGCAAGGGTTTCAAGAAGCACACTAATTTGACCGGCACCACCCTCGGGGCTCATGGCCTTCCTCATGGCACCAACAGCACTCTCAAGGGCTGTCCTGTTCAAGACGGCACCCTTCAAGGCGGAGCTCAGAACATATCGCATCTTGTTGGCTTCATTGCCCGCAAACTGGTAGGCCCCACCACGTACAGCATCCAAGTTCAAAGCACCGCCTTGGGCACGAAGCAACTCACTTCCACTTGCACGGAGGCTTGAACTGGCATTTTCCAGGTAGGAATCAAAGATGTCCGCAACAATCGGGGTGTAGTCCTGCTTGGACATCTCCGCTCCGGGGAAGCCTTCTCGAGCAATGGCTTGGACCAGAGGCATGATGTCCTTGCGGATTTCACGGGGGTCCGCATTGGGAGTCACGGAGGCTGCCGTCAACTTGGACACAAGGGTCTTGATGTAGGGGCTAACGGCGGAGATGTTCATGTTCTGCCCACTGGTACCCAAAGCACGCACCAGACCCTGCTCAATAAACCCAGTAGCCCACTCCCGAGACTGGTTTTCAACATTGCCACCAGCCCAGTCTGTCACACTCCCACGACCAATAAACTTGCTTGCACCCTCCGGCTGGCTCATTGCATAAGCAGCAAGCACACCGGGTGAAAGGTTGTTACCTGCAATCGCGTCAAGCAGTTGAACATCCGAAACTTGGTCTCGACCAAAGAATTCAGCAATACCCTCCATTGTCACACCAAGGCCACTACGAATCATCCCCATACCGCTTGTAGGGGTGTAACCCAAACCACTTGTGGAGCTGTTAATAGCGTCGCTAGCGTACTGAGCAACGGTTTCCTTGATCCCGGTTGTAGCACGGTCAAGGATTGTCTTGTGAACATCCAACTGGTCTTCTAGGTACTTGGTTTGAGCGGCAAATGCCTTGCGCGCCTCGGGGCTGGTCTTTTCCACGTCGGCCCTAGCTGCCGTCAGCGCATCCTGCAAGTCGTCGACACGACGCTGAAGAGCATCGCGTCTCTGCAAGGCGGCTTCTTGTTTTGCTCCACCCATCCTAGCAGCGTCCAACTCAACCATTTGAATCTCTAGGTTAAGGGCGTTTACTTGGGCAGCGGCCTGCTCGCGGGCCTTGCGGTCAGCAGCGGCCTCGGATGAGCGGGCTTCTCGGTCAAGCTGAGCCTGTTGGGCTGCAAAGCCCTGCTCCTGCGCACGGATATTGGCTTCCATTTGCGCCTTGGCTTCCAGCATCTCCAAGTCTCGACCCTGCTGGGCACGAGCAGCACGTTCACCCTGAGCCCCTTGGATACGCCCCATTTGCTGAAGCTGCAAAATGGGATCCACCTCCACGTTGCTTGCCGCTTCAGGCATTACATAGTTGCCACCACCCCCCTGACCTTGGGTGTTCACTGCCTGCATGAAAGCCAGTAGATCGGGACTTGTGCTTTGAAACTGATAGGGGGAAGCCATGACTTTTTACCTCAAAGGTACGTTGTGTAGACCCTGGTAATTCATCGCAGGGGCTTGATATCCAGCTTGTCCACTAAAGCCGCCAGAGCCCAACATGTGCTGAATCTGCATGTTGAAGTTGTCACGGCTTCCAAGCATGCGTTGCGATGGGGTTTGGGAGAATGCGCCAGTTGTTGGGTTGTAGGTGCCGTAGGAGAAGTTGGACTGATTGTTTGATGGGGGGAGACTACCAAAGGCCCCCATTCCAGCGGCTTGTGAGATAGCGCCCATTTGGGTAAAGGCATCAGCCCACGTCACGCCGAGAACCGGATTGCTTTCAACCATCTTGTACAGCTCACTGCTCCTATTCATCTGGTTGGCAGCAAGCCACTGAGCTTGCTGGCCAATGAACGCAGCATTTGCCTGAGCAATCGCCGAGCTACCAGCAATAGCTGCCTCGGTAGCCTGACGAGACTGAGCACCAAACTGAGTAGCAGCCTGCTCATATCCAGCCTTGGCCTGACCCATGCTGAGAGCACTACTGGCCTGAGCCTGACGGATGGCGGACTTTTGCTGTGCGCCTTGGAACTGAATCTGAGAGACATTGGCTCCAACGCCTCGCTCCAGTTCAGACTGGAACAACCGCTGGGCTTCAGCCACTTGACCCTCGCTACCCTCCAACTGACCCAGCATTCCGCCAAACTGCTGGGCTCCTTCCATCTGGGCATTCTGCCGCATCGCAGCAGCCATGTCCGACGAGATCTTGTCTCGGCCCTCATCAATTTCGCCAAGTGCCCGGCCATACATGGCATTCATCTGGCCTTCGGAGGCGGCCAAAGCCTGTCGGCCCCGCTGGATATCAGCAGCCATGGCCTTCTGGTTCGCACGAGTCTCGGCCTCAAGACGCTTCTGCTCAGATGCGGCAAGGTCATACATGTCCTGACCGGCATACTTGCCAGTCTTTGGGTCAAATACCCTGCCCATGGCAGCCTGTGTCTGGGTGTCAAAGTCCTTGCGTGCCTGCTCTTTCCGTTCAAAGTTGGCACGGTTCAAGTATTCTGCCTGGGCCAAATCACGAATTACCCCCTGCTGATACTCCCCGGGAGTGGGTGCAATACCCTGCTGCATTGCCCTAGTAGCGCCCCCAGCTTGGGACGTAGAGGTAGGAAACATGGTCCTATACATCTCCTCCATCTGCTGGGGCATGGGCGTATTGGACTTTGAGGACCAAGTGTATGTCGTGGTTGGGCTGTAGCCTCCATAAGCACCTTGAGATCTCGTTTGGGCCATTTAGTTTCTCCTTCGTTCGGTATCCAGTATCCGTCCAGACGCTGAGAACGCAAGCAATCGCATATCCAGGCCCGAGGCAAAGCAAAAGAAGGAAGGACTCAAGGCCGCCCCCATGACGCCATGGCGACCAAACGGAGCAGCGGGCATGTCATCCCCCACTGGGGGTGCAACCGTAGCAAACGTCGAAACCGTCACCCCATCTCGATCCACGGGGACTGCCGTGGTAAGGGGGGACGACTCCGCACCCCTGTACACCTGTGCCCGCCACGCCATACCCGTCGGGACGGAGGCAGCATTGCTCACAATCTCCAAGTAGACGGAGGCGGTAGTGATCTGCTTCTGCTTGAAGAAGTCCTTGAATTCCGGCATACCCGGCTGGGGGGTAAACCCAAGATTGCCACCCGTCCACCGCAGAGTTATGGGGGCAATGCTAAGGGGCTCATTGGCACTCACTGTCACCGTAAACGTGTCTTGGTGTAAGGGAACTCCCGTGTTCCCGGTTACCGTAATGGCCGTCTTGACGTTGGTGATGGTGTTGTAATACGCACAGTCCAACAAGTTGTGGGTAGCCAAGTTAAGGGTAAAAGGCCCACCAGTAGACGCGTAGGTTTGGTTGCTGTTGATGAGGTTGTTACCAGTGGACCGGCTGCGTTCATGGTCCACCACATAGATGGTAAATGTGGCATCAGGTTGCGATGCACTGTTGCCCGTAGTGGTTCGCTTGGTGAAGAAGGACCGTCGTTGGGTTTGTCCCCCCACGATCCAGTTGCCGGTTCGCATGTGACGGAAGGGCAAGTCTTGCAGCATGGTGATTCGGTTAGTGCCAAACCACATGCAGATTGCCTCACCATCTCCACCATTGACGCAAGGCTTCAAGATGGTAAGGCACTGGCCTACAGCATCAAATGCCATCTTCAAGGTAGACCGGGAGGATAGCCACTCCTCATTCAGGAGGTTGTCCAACGAGGTCACATCGTCCAACGCTCCTTCCCCAGAAACTGCCTTGAGGCCTGAGCCGCAAATCACGTAGAGCATGGAGCCCACAGCCTCAAGAGTTTGAGGCCCAACACATCCATAACCAATGTGCATTTCTTCTACTTTGATGAACGCCCCTGCCCGGCCAATTCGGTACATGCGATCCGTTGAGCACCCAATCATGTAGGGACCCACTCGACGCATTGCCGTAATCTCGTTGCCTACAGTGGTGGGTACCCACCGGTTGAAAGGACTGAAGTTTTCCGGCTGCACGTCCAACGTGGTGCTCCACCGCAAATCTCCAACGCCCGGGGTGGGTAGGTAAGGTGTCGTGCCAGTGGTGCTATCGTTAGGTACGTTGGCCGTGTTCCCCAAGATACGGGACACAAACAACGTGCTCCCCAAGAACTGTGCCACGCCGCCCTGCGGGACCACATTGTCCGCTCGCGTCCGACCGGCAAAGGTGTCCTGATACACCAACTGCGTATCGGGCACCCGCAGGTTCGTTGTATTGGGTACCACCACAGCGGTGTCTGAAGGGGCTGTAATGATGTGATCCAAGTGCAGGGCACCGGACCCATACAAGGAATTGCCACTGCCCTGATTCACGGTGCGATAGATCAACGCCTTGTCGTATGTGCCGCGTGTCCAGTTACCACCACTGTACGTGGAGGGAAACCATACGCGAACGACAATGGGCAAATTGAGGTCAGCGCTATTGGTGCCCTGTGGTACGGTAAGTTGCACAGTCTCTGAAATCTGAGTCTTGCGTCCAGTTATGGAATCAAGAAACTGGACCGCAAACCCATACCTGCCGGACTTGAACAGTGTCTTATTGGTAACAGCACTCTTGTCAACCATCACCGCCAATCGACCCTGGGTGCTAGCCGTTGCAGTGCTGGGGTCCAACACCGCCGTGGCCGTAGCCGCACCAGATCCAAACGTAATGGTGGGTGGTGACCCAGCTGCATAACCAGACCCACTATCTGTAATCACGATCTCCGACACAGCACCACTGCTGATCTTGGCATACCCAGTAGCGGTACGTCCCGGTGCACTAGGTGCACCAAACGTGACCGTGGGGGGACTGCTATACCCTGATCCGCCAGCGGTGATGGTTGCACTGATGACCCCACCCACGTTGCTGATGGTTCCTGAGCCGCTTGGGCTGGCCGTAGGGTCTTCTTGTGTCTCTACTCGGGGGGAAAGGCCGGGTCCGGCATTCTGCACGGATACCGTCAAGGGACTGATAGCCGTCAGGTACACCACCCGAGCGGGCTGTCCCCTCATATAAATGTAGATGTATCGACCGTACGACTGAACATCCAGCTCCAACCCCGTGGCTGCCACCGAGAAAAGGTGTGTGCCCCCCACGTAGGTGTAGGTGGTTCCGTCGGAAGAGAGGTAAAGGTCGAAGTAGGTGGATCCACTTAGGGTACGGACAACGACGTGCCCGACGTAGAAAGTGGAAGAGTTGAAAGTAATAGTAACGGGGAACACATCCTGCAGGGAATTGGCCTTGGCCATGCTAAAGGTATGGACACTCTTGAAGCCCGGGTGGGTGCGAAGACAGCCAACAGAGTTGCCATCAAAGCCAGTAAGGTCCCACGAGATTTCCCTAGGTGTAAATGATCGGGATTGGGCCTTCGACATTGTGGTCGGACCCGAGAAGTTCCAAGTCCAGTTCGTGTCTTGGTCAGCCACTCTTGCGCTCCAGCCGATCCAGCCGGTTACGCAGGTCGGCCAGATCGCGGTCATGCACCCGGTCAGTACCGGCCAGGTTGATCGTGGTCTTCACGAGGTCGCTTACCACGCCCTTCAGTTCAGTGACCGTCACCTGCTGGCTGGTCAAGATCTGGTCCCTCCGACCGATCTCGATGGGGATCATGATGACCCCTAGAACCACCGAAGCAAAGGTGCCCGTGCGGGTCACTTCGTTCCAGATGTCGCGGAAGGTAAATACGGGCTTAGTCGGTCTTGGAGGCATAGTTGTCGGCCTTGGCTTCTTCCAGAATAACCGACGCCTTCAGCAGAACCAAGTAGTTGATGGCGTCTACCACAGTGTCGGCCAGCGACTCATTGACCTCGAACCGGCCCTTATGGATGTAGGTAGCCAGCCTGCTCACCTTGTCCAGAAACCGGATGAAGATGCCGGAGGGCACCGTACCCACCCCCATGCTGGGGCCCAACTGGAAGTTGCGGAAGGGGTCGTCCGTCCCATTGGTGTAGTCGGCCTGCTTCTTCCGCATCAGCTCCTGCGCCTGGTTGCATAGGGTCTGGTGAATCCGGATCACGTCGTCAGTGTGCACTCTTCATCTCCTGGTTAGCGCGCTTCCACGCGGCGTCGAACTCCTTGTCCGATGCTCGCTTCATGGCGATCCATTCCCGGAGGGTCTCTGGTTTATCTTGGGCCAAGGTGGCCGCAGCCATCTCCGCCTCATTGACCTTGCGGCGGGGGATCCATCCGATGGCTACCCGGATGGCAGAGAACACCCCAGAGGCCGTCCCAATCCACACCACCGCAGCCCCCGCTAGGGCGATGAGAAGCCACTGCAGGAGGGTGGCCCACCAAGGCACCACATCCCGGACCCCCGGAAGGGCCTTGTGGATTCCCCCCACGGATTTGTCGATTGCGGCTGCCTCGGCCTGGATCTCGGTAGCGGAGCGAATTGACTCCACTTCCTGAGAAGTGTTGCGGATTTGATCCGCCAACTCGTGGATCTGGCGGGTGTGCCCCGAAATGGCGTTGGCCTCCTCAGCGATGTGCTGGGAGGCCGAACACCCAAGAACAAGTGAGCAGAAGACTAGGCTTACTTGCCGAGTCCAACCCACGACGACAGCTTCCCAATGGGCACCACGTGTCCGACGATGTAGCCAACCGCGAACAGCATGCCAGCAAACCAGACGCTACCGATGAATGCACTCATGTGGATCTCCTAACCCCCCGACGTGGGGGGACCGGGCAAGTATATCACCATTTCCCGATAGGACACTTCTCCTCCGGGATCCTGACCTTCAGGTTCACGAAGCACCCGCACACCTTGCAGCTCTTGCCGGTCCACTCAGGGCACGTCTTGCAAACCTCCAGCCTGGCCTTCGACTCCTCGGTCTCCGGCTTGGTCATCGCCTTTGCCGCCTTCACCGCCCCCGCAGCCAGCCACTTGGCGTCCCTCTTTACCCGTTGCACCTGCAACTGGGGGTGCCTCAGGAACTGCAGGATGCGAAGCAAGCCGGGTAGGTAGGTGACTAGGTTTGATCGGTTTGGGTTCTCCCCAATGACGGGAGCATCTTCCGGTAGAACAAACAGGTGCTTGTTGTTTCCAAGCTCTTCATTCAACACCTGCTCGTATGCATTCCGCAGCTTGGTTAGAAGCTGCAACATGAACTCAGATTCTTGATCTTGTTGGTTTGTCATGGGCATCCAGCCGGGGGGACAACTTGATACACAACTTCAGATTCAAGGCAAATAGGGAATCCATTAACGGCCTGGATTAATCCATAAGAGATGTCTGATTTGGAGCATAGTCCCGGATTGTCACAGTCAACTTTTGTCTTTCTAACCATGGTAATGAGGTGAACAAAGCCGGTTCCGCAATCTTGAGAATAAGTAAAGTAGGTGACCTCTACGGAACCAGGATCTAGGTTGCAGTCATACTCTGACTCCACTGTCCAAGTAGAAGTGTAACTAACCGTATTGTCCCAAATACAAGCCTCGGGGCAAACATCAGGTGGTATCCAAGTTGCCACACTTCCTGGGTTATAAGTGTGTGAGTAGGTTATGGTGTTTACCAAGCAACAACACGAAGTCCAACCTGGATCACACTCGCCTGTTGACGGAACTGGGGGACACGGATCCTCTTCACAAGTAGCCCCGTCAATAAACACGCCTCCACCCATAGAGTAAAGACACTTCTCTCCTTCAGTGGTTACCTCAATACAACTGCCATCTGGCATGCACATGACACCACTTACTGGAGTTTCAGAGAAGGGGTCGCAGGGCTCTGGGTTTGGAAGGCAGTCTTCGCAATCTGTGACAACACACCCACCTGCTAGTTTGCAGGTGCACTCAGTAAAGTTGTCGATGTTTTCTCCACCGCCCTCTACGCAATGTCCATCAATACAGCACTTGACACTAGTGGTGTCATCGCACTCACATGACCCTTCGGTGCAAGCTGTGCAAGCTGTAAACTCAGAAGCACAGCCAGGCATGACCGCTTCGTTCAACATGTCGCAGTATTCCTGCGGCAGGTCAATGCACTCACTCATGAAGCAGCAGGAGTTGCCGGGGCAGTTGTTGCAACAGCAGTTCTGGTTGACTGCGAGTTCGCCCCCCACTTGGAAGAGCTGGCCGTTGTAAACGTAGAGTGGCACGACCGGACTGTATCAGATAATCTCACGATAGACCACGAAGGATCCGGCCTTGCAGGTGATGGCGGAGCTTGCAGCCTCTGATGCAAACCGGGCAATCAAGACCGCATCAGCATCGGCCTTAATCATGCCTTGCATGGTAGCCAAGTTTCGATTTGTGGCTGCGCTAGTGGCATTAGAAGCAGCTGGGCTATCAAAAGCCATTACAGTTGCGTTTCTCGTGGTTGTTGTGGTGGTCAAACTGTACTCGCTGGTCATTACAAGACCACCAGCGGTTCCTGCACTGGCGTTGACCGCCCAGCGAGAGCCAGTAGCTGTAGCGGCTGCAGTGTAGTAGCAGTAGAACTCAAAGTGGTACAACTTGTTGTTGGTGATTGCAAACGACAAACCCGTCACGTCTGCAATCGTGTTGGCCACAGCGTTGTTGTTGACCACATCTGAGTTGAGAACAACGATGTTGAAGCCAAGGTCTGCAGAACCCGCAATCTGGTTGATTGAACTCTTGACGGTACCCGCTGCGGAGATCACCACAAACCCACCGCTGTCAGTCCACTGCAGGTTCTCGTCCGGGGCCAGGTTCACCCTGTAAAGCAGCCGAGCGCCCACTCTGATTGATACATAAGCCGACGAGCTGTCGTTGTTGTGGATGGTGATGAAGTCGATGCCCCGCATGTATCCCACGGCTGGGGCAGCGACCAAGTTCACGGGGGTTGCGCCGTTCGTGTCAATGGAGGTGAACCCCGGAGTCAACCCACCAACCTGCGTGTCACGCCACGAGGCGTAGCAAGTTAGCTGGTTGCTGGCTACGGCGGTGTCGAGCACCACTTCCAGATTTGTGCTTGAGTTGAGGTAGATCATCGTCAGGTTCCAATCGACTCGATTCGCATGACCTCGTCAAACTCCACACCACCCGGGGTGGGCAGCCCTTCGGGGCAAGTGTTGACTGGCTCAAGGCCATTAGCCGTAGTACCGGCACATGCGGTGCTGGAATCTGCAGACCCATCAAACGAGGTGATAAGGCCGTCCTTGATACGCAGCCTAAACCTCATCTTCAGGATGTTGTTGGCATCAACATCCGGGTCGTAATACCAATCCTCCAGCACCGGAATGTCGGTAGTGCCCGAGCATGCGGTGTCTCCCGTAGCCTTCCAGGCTTCGAGGGCAGCGATGCGGGCTTCGTAGTTGGTCTGGGTAATGACGCTAATGTTGTTGACGATGTTGTTCAATGTGTTATTGACGTTGTTCTCAAACTGCTGTTGGTTGAACGTCAGGTCATTGACATTCTGGAACTGGAAGTTCGAGTAGTTCATCGTCAGGTCAAAACCCATTTGAACTTGGGGACCTTTGATGTTGAAATTCGAACCCAGATCTAGGAGGGTCCCCCCACCAGTTGAGGATTGTGGGTTGTCATCTTGGGGGTTGGTCGGAATGAAGGTGGCCTTGCGATTAGGTACTTGAGACCACCCAATGCTCCGACTATCTGGTGGAGAAAACGTGCCCGGAGTGGTTTGAAACCAGAGACTCATGGGAACCAGTTGGGGTTGTCGCGGGTGTCCTTGGCGTAACTCTTGCCGGTACGCATCTGCATGTTGGCAAGGTTGTCACCAATCGTCTTGATGGCTGCCCGGTACTGCTGGGTCAGGAGCTGATTCTGGGCTTGGGAGATCTTTCTCCACGCACCCAACTTGAGGGCCGAAGCAACGGCCACTGCCTCTACCATGCCCTGCGACTGGGAGGGAGCAATCTCATAGATGTGAACCCCAGTAGACACATTGGAACTGAAGGGCCGCTTCAGGGTGCACACACGGGTATTGGCGTTATAGGAGGCAATGACCCGCTCCTCAAACACGTTGCCGTCAAGGATGCGCAGGATCTGCCCGGCGTACGCATTCTCCCTCTTGTCCTGCAGGCCCAACTGTGGGCTGTCAGAGATCGTGAAGAGAGTACGTGTGGCATCCAAAGAACTTGCGTGCGGCCCACCCGTGTGGCTGGAGTAGTGGGGCAGCATGTCCCCGTTGGTGGTGTACCTCACCGTCCACGTGGTGTTGCCTGAGAGGTTCTGGGGGAAGGGCCGGAAGCAGATCATGCTTCCCTCAATGGCCCAGTTCTGTCCCCCCACGCTCATTCGGTGGAAGGGGTATGCGTCGGCTGTGGGGACCCCATCACTGGTCTGGGATCCCGAGGAGCCGGTGTATTGAACGATTTCGTGAATCTCCCCTACGCATGGGGGGATGACATAACACTCCTGATCGTTGACGAGGGTGATGTCAAAGGAGAGGAGGACCGGATTGTCAGCGTTCATGGAGACCCGAGACCACACGTCCACGAGGGAGGGCATGACCACGTGCTGAACAAGGAACTGGTCCGTGTACTTCGCATCGAAGTCGGAGTCGTCTAGGTAGCCGCGGATTCGCTCCACGACCGTTTTGATGAAGGATCGGGTGGTATCCATGGTTAGCCGTGGGTGATGATACGGCCCGAAGCAGACCTAAGTAAGTCTTCCTTGAACGCTGCCAACTCCTCGCCACCCTCGGCCTTCCCAACAAAGGGGGAAGCTCCAGACTCCATGCGGGCCGCAATGTCAGTCATTCCCCGCCGTCGCAGGTGCTTGGCGGTTTCCTTACGCTCCTCCATGGCCTCATCCCGCAATCGCTGACGGGCCTCAGCCTTGCGTCGCATCATCTGCTTCATGGATGTAGCGGCCTCTTCGCACAGCACAATTCGGCTATCCAAGAAGTCTCGGCTAGGTCGGTTGCCGTAGGAGTAAGCCTCCAACTCCTGAGCCACTTGACCGCGAATCAGCCAGTCGCACAGCACGATGTTGTCCGTCTCAAGGTGGTGGTACTCAAACAGCGTGGGCCGCTTGTAGTGTCGCCGAGCCCACAGGATGAAATCGCCATCCGCCATGATGCGGTGCCGGGATGCGTCGATGGTAAGGCCCTCGGCATGTGCCTCAGCCACCGGATCGTAGATCATTTCGATGTCAAGCGGTGCGGTCTCTTGTTCGTCCATTACTTGCTCCTGCTGCGTGCCATCTTCTTGAAGGTCACAGCAAGATTGTATCGCTTGGAGCCGGGCTTGCAGGTTGGGCCCCCGAACTTGGGGCCGGTGCACACGCCTTCGGTCCCACGACGCTTGATGCCTGCAGCAACCTTCTGAATCCACTTCTTAGCCACGGGACAATCCTCCAAGGGAGCGAAGGGGGTTCTTTCGCACGGGCTTGACCTTGCGGCCAAATGCGCCCTGCATTCCAACACGGGACTTCTCCGCCTTCTTGGCGGCCAACTGAGAACTGCTCATCTCGCCCCGAGTCACGGGGGTCTTGCTGCTCACCCGGCGGGAGGGGCGGCAATACTCGTTGCTGCCGCCTGCACCACATGCCTTGCCGCTCTTGGTGTCCACCCACTTCTCAGCGGTCCATCGCTTCAGGTTGGCACCAGCCTGCGTCTTGCGGACGTTGCCACTGGCCTTACGGCACTTGGCGGTGGCCTGTGCTGCACGGGCAGACCACTTACCATAGGACGCCATCACCTTGTTGTAACAGGCGTCCTTCGCCATGTCAGCAGTTCCATGCCCGCAGGGACTTGTTGATGCGTGAGTTGGGATCACGCGCGGTCTTGGCACTGGTGAGCTTGCTCTTCATCCCCTTCATGCGGGCGCAGAAGGAGTTGCGTCGCTTGCCACCCTCAGGCTGGGGTCGCTTGAGATTGCCACCCGTGGCCTTGTTGTAGGCACGTCGGCCCAGTTCACTAAGTCCCCCCATGGGGTTCTTGTGCTTGGCCTTGAACTGGAACTTGGGCTTGCTGCTCGCCATTAGAAGGGGATCTTGCTGTTTCTCACACCAGCCTTAAGCGCGTCTCGCAACTTTTTCCTCAAATCTGGAGGCAGCTTGTTAACTGCGTTTGTGATTGCAATAAATCGCTGACGATTCTCAGATTGAGAAAAACGAGAAGTAGAACTGTTAACGTCATTTCCTGCTTCTTCCGCACGTATGAGAGCAGACGGCACATTTTCAGGGTCTCTTTTTTCGGGCTTTCCCTTCTTCCAAGCTTGTCTGTTTTTAGGGCTTTGCTTTGGCACATACTCACGATAGGTCTTGGGGTCCGTAGCCAAAACCTCCTCTGCAAGCAATCCGCGTTGAGACCGTGGGCCAACAAACTTGCGGCTGCCCTCTTTAGGAATAAACTTGGTGCGAGAAGAAGCAGGTGTGCGCTTGGGGGTGGGCATGGGTTAGTCCGTGGCGTAGCCTTCAAGGGCCTTGTAGATCTTTCGCTGCTGTGACATGGGAAGCCGCTGGATTGCAGCCAGAATCTTGCTTCGCTGAGCCGTCATGCCAGTGTTGATGGCAGCGCCCATCTTGCCCAGCTTGCGGGGAGACATCTTGGCCTTCTTCACCTGCGATGAGGGTCGGGTAGCGCCACGATTGATATTTGAACCATACTCTACCTCCGGCGGATCTGCATACCGATCACGTGCTGATGCCTCCCTAGAGTAGAACTCATCACTAGCTTTCTTGTAGGCAGACATTTGGCGCTCAGTCTTGCTGAGGAATTTCTTTGATGGGTTTGGCATGGTTAGTCTAGTTTACGTCGCCATCCCATCTGGTAAAGAGCCCGGGCTATGGAGAGCGCGGTCGCGTCCACAGCAGGCTCGTCTAGCTCAGGACGGGCTGCATGGAGGACTTCGTGGATAGTGGTCTCTAGAAGGTTGCGATCACCAAGGGAACGGCGAATTTCAATGAGGGGGTGGCGACCAGGTTTTTCCTTGTCCCAGCATCGGCCCCAATCTGTCCCCATACTTCGTGGGGGAGAAAGGGCTACCCGCCAGGTGCGGCCGTTGATCTTGACCCGGTAGATCACTCGTCCATTTGAATCAACCGTGCTTCCCATTGGCGTCCTCGATTCCGGTGAGAGGGGTCACGGACTAGGTCAATCACGGCAATAGCAGCCCCCCACTGAGAGGTATCGCGGCGGGCCATCCACGAGGGAGAGAGTGGGCCGCAGGTGCCCGCGTTCATGTACCAGTACGGGAGGGGGATGGAACGGGTACGTCGGCACTGCGTGGGGGGCACAGGACGGTGGGTATGGCCGCGGACGAAGAGCCGGTGGGCATTGCCCCCGGTCATGTTCATGAACTGCAGGGCTTCGAGTTCATCGGAGTTCTGGCCAACGTCGAAACCGTGGGTCAAGACGACGGGGCCGATCTCGAGGCATCCGGCCTTGTCCTTGCGGTAGGGGGTCCAGTGCCAGAACTTGGCTTCGTAGGAGAAGGGTTCGGTGCGCATGAAGTCGGTCACGTCGCGCAGGGCCTTGGGGATACGGCGGGGGTCTTGAGAGCGGAGATTGTCGTCGTGGTTGCCCATGGTTACGTGGAATGAGGTTCGTTTGGGTAGGACGTCTCGAATGGACTTGAGAAAGGCAGAGGCGTGTCGGTACTCGTCAAGCAGGGTGTGATCGTGTTCGTCCGGGTGGACGGAGGCAGCTGAGGCTTCGAAGATGTCGCCAAGGTGCACAAAGTGAGAAACCCCATCCAGAGCGGACAGGGTTTCCAGCAGCCAATGGTGGACATCGGGCGGCGTAAATGGGGAGTGGGTACAGGAGATTGCGGCTATGCGGGTAGGCATCTCATACTCGGTGTTTGGTCGCCTCTGGGGGGTGGGCCGAAGCCCACCCCCCGCGAGACGCCAAGGGGCACCGCAGCCCCTTCAGGAGCTCTATTAGCTCATCCAAACGCGGTCAGTGCTCACACCCTCGAGCTTCAGGCCCGTGGGCTGATCCGGGACCAGCTGCATACGCAGCATGCCCGGCATCTGCATGGCCTCGGTCAGGCGAGCATTCGCGCCAGACACGTTCAGAATCGGCCACTTCGTCGAAGCGGTGCCGGTCAGAGCCGGGACCACAAAGCTGAAGGGGACAAAGCTGTCGGCCTCGCTGAACTTCTGGACGCCCTTCGGATCGGGCGGCACGTAGCGCTTCCAGTTGTTGCCACCCTTCTTCAGGCCATAGACCACGCCGTCCTCGATGTAGGTCGAGGTATAGCCGTTGTAGGTCTTGCCTTCGAAGGTGAACTTGAAGCCGTCCTCGCTGCCCTCACGGTTGAGGGACGAGAGACGACCCGTGCGCTCCAGAGTGTACTGACCGATCTTCTGGGCCTCGTAGGCCAGCCACACGCCATCACTGGCGATGAGGCAGTCGATCGTCTGTCCGTACTTGTGCTTCGCAGCGTGGAAGCGACGGACGTACTGGCGAAGCTTGTGCTCCGTCAGAGCGCCGACACTGGTAACGCGGAAGCTCTTGAACTCAGGGTGCACGTTGACGTTGATTGCATCATTGGTGACGCGCTCGCCACCAAGGAGGCAGTTATCAGCGTTGTCCGTGGTTCCGTTTGCATCGCCAAACTTCAGCCAGCTGTTGATGCCAGCAATGCCCGTAAAGGCACTGTTATTCTGACCGCTGGTATTGGCCATAACCACGTGCACTGTACCGCTGGTCTTAGTAGACATGTTGCTGCCAGTGCCATCGTTGAAGAACCGGAGAGACACTTCGCCCTTCAGTTCGTCCACGGCACTCACAAAACACTTCACGCGAGTTGCACCTGACGAAACGGCGTTCACACGGTCGGTCGTGGCGATGCTGGGTGCGCCCGAGCTGTCGTTGTACAGGTCCACACGCTGACCGACATAGAACCGATCAATCGCGTAGTTGTCAGGAATGAAAGTCATGGTTGCTTGGGCGTTGTTGTTCACTGCGGGCACGTTGTAAGTAGCAGTGTTGAACTTGGCCAAGGCATAACCCGTGTTCTGGCTGACGTACCAGTAGTTGCACAGGGTGTGGGAGAGGTTCTGCGCGAAGCCCTTGAGCTTCGGAGCAATCACGTCGCCGATGAAGGCCGGAGTGGCCTCCGCCTGCAGCTCACCCATGGTCATCGCCAGGTTGGTCAGCAGGGCGCGCATGCCGATGCCCAGACGGTAGCTGTTGATGGCGGGACCCTCAAGGGCATCAGGCCACGTCTGAGTAGCCGACTGGCTGTACAGCTTCGACTGATTCTGAGCAGCACCCAGAAGGGTCGTAGCATCACCGTACAGCACAAAGTCGTTACGCAGAGCAGCGTTCTCAATCACGCCGGTCAGACCGCCGCGATAGAGCTTCAGGATGTGCATGTCACGACCGATCGCACTGGCCGGGCCCACGCCCTGCGAGGTCACGACGGTGTCGCGCCAAGCCGGATCGAGGCTGGGGAGGATCGTATCGACGTTCTTGTTGATGACCTCCTCGATCTGCTTACTGTGCCGATCGAAAAGGCTATTCGTAGTAGCTGGCATGTGTCAGTTCCTTTCGGGAAACGGGGGATTCAGACCTTGTCGCCACCCGCGTCAGTTCCAGCGGCCAGTCGGGCAAGGGCGTCCTTGTTGAACGCATCCAGTGCCGACTCGATGTCGCCAGCGCTAACCCCAGGCTTCCAACGAGGAGCCTGGATGGGCTTTGAACTCAAAATCGACTCTCCCACTGCTGTTTCCGGCGCCCGTCCCAGACGGTTGGGGTCGCCGATTACCGAGCGGTACTTCGCTAGGACTTCTTGCGTCGCCCTAGCTGACTCTTCAGAAATCCACGCTTCTTCGAAAGTCCCTGCAGCTGCTCGCCGGTTCTTGAGGTTCTCCAGCGTCTGCTGGCGAATGTCTCTCTCAAACGCGGCTCGAGCGGCAGAGGAGGCTTCCTTTCCGTTGATCTCCTCGAGCTTGCCCAACATCGTACGGGCATCTTGGTTCAAATCAAGACCCATCATGATCTGGGTGTTCATCCGGCTGTTGAGCTGTTCAGCTCGCATGCGGTTGAGCTGTTCGGATGCCTGACGGGCTTCCTGCTGGGCCCGAAGGATGGCATCAGCCACCTGCTCCGCGCTGTCATCGTCCCCCCCGTCCTGTTCCGGTGCTTCATCAACCATGTTCTCTCCTTGGCCGCTCTGGGCCTGCATCCAATCCTGAACGTATTGATCCACTTCATCGCCACGGTAACCCATGTCCACGAGGAGCTGGCGGGCAGCCTGTTCCTTCACGGACGGGTCGATGTCGGGACGCATGACCTTGGAAGTGGCATCACGAAATGCCACCAGCTTGCTGTAGTCCTGCCGCAGATACTCAAGACTCTCCTTGGCCTCAACCAGCTCACGGATGGGCACGTCCTGTCCCCCCACGCGAACTGTGGTGTCAAGATCCAAGGCTGGAGAGGTGGGGGTCTGCGGTGATTCCTGCGATTCCTGCGGTGATTCGGGCGTCGTTTTGTCGCTCATTGCATCATTCCTTGCATGGGCATTGGGGGCATGCCACCACCCATCATGGGAGGTTGGGCACCCATCTGGGGCTGCATGCCCATAGCGGCAGCCTCATCTGGAGTTGGGATCTGCTGCGGTAGGGTCTGACCCATGAACTGCAGCATTGCGTCCCTGAACTTCTTGAATTCTTCTTGCACTTCCACGCCTGCTACGGCCAATACCGGGCTCACCATGAAAGCACTTAGCACACGCATCTGCACATCCGGCCGGGTCATGTGCTGCGTAAGAACAACCTGGCCAGGCTCCTGACCGTTGCCGTAGAGCAGAAGAATGTTCTGGACAATGGACTCGTATGCGCCCTTCTCCTCTTCCATCCACATGGCAAAGTCAATGCCCTCCTTCAAAGCAAAGATCTTCAAACCAACGGGGTCCGTAAGCCCGGACTTCAGGAGGTTCATTGCTTCCTCCTTACGGGCCACTTCGCTGCGCGGGTTGATCTGCTTCACGCTGAAGGTGAGGTAGCCGACCTGTGGGATAGGGTTCTGGTCAAAGGAGACGGTGGAGTTTTCCACGTCAAGGATGGCACCGGCGAGGTCCAGCGTGACGTAGTTGACGGGGACAGTCCGTGGGAACTGCACAATCTTGGCAACTGCCTGAGCCGTGATAGAGCGGTACATGTTGCCAAAGGCCCGCTGAATGCCAATCGAGGGATTGGTCATCGCACGGGTGATCTGCTCATCAAGGAACTGCAAACCTGGGGCGCTATCCACGCGGCCCTTCTCCTGCAGGAGGTCCTGCACGGGAGAGATCTGCTGCATCACCTCTCGCGCGAACTGGGCAACCTTGCCGGGTGCATCGCCCGCATTGAACGGTGTGATGGGGAATGGCTTGAAGTTCTCGTTCAGCGGGTCGGGGGTGTAACTCATTACCCGTAGGCCCTTGCCCACTTCCTTGAGAAGGGTCCGCTCGTTCATGGAACCCTGCGGGAGCACAAGCACCCCGTAGCGGTCCATGTCCCGGATGTTGTTGAACAGGCTCTTCATCAGTCGCTCGGCCTCGCGGGAGATGCCGAACAGGAGGTCAAACAGGCCAGCCCCATAGAAGGATCCCGTGTCGATGAAGCGAGCCCAACCAATGGGGCAGTACATGGCGGAGTCGTTGTACTCCTCATCGAAGAGCACCACATCGCCGCTGCACACCACATAACGTACGCAGGTACCCCTCGGTCCCTCGATCCACAGTTCGCGGATACGGGCCACTTCCGTGTTGAAATCCGTTCCTTCTGAGGTGCCCGTGACAATGGCGCTGTTGTCGAAAGGGTTTCGCAACGCGGTGCCCGGCTCATCCATCCCAACATCGGTGGTCACATCACCGTGGTCAACCTTCCACCATTCCATCTTGTCCTTCTTGGTCTTGGAGATGGTGCCAAACTTCTCTTCAAGAAGGTCGATGGGGACTACCCGCTGTCGAATCAACCCAGACTGCTTCGTGTGGTCCTGATGCAGGGCGGGGAACGGGAACACCTCTCGCGGGTGCACCACTTCCAGATCTGCACTCAGACCCACAGTAGGCACGTCGGTAATGTGACCGGTGATGCCACAGCACCCCAAGGTAGTGAAGATGTGTGCGAAGTCGGAGGTGATCTGTGACAACTGATGGTCAGACACCAGTGAGTCCACGATGATCTGAGCACTTGACCTCTCCCGAATCATGCGAAGGGAGGTGCCCTGCCGGATCACGCGAGGTCGCAGATCCATTGAAGCGATGCGAGCCACTGTCCGGTCAATGGCAGAGAGGAGGTCCTGCGACTGGAACTCCATGTTCCCCTCACGATCAAGATAGTGGGGGGTCAACCTGCCGGTGAGGGGATCAAAGACGTCGAATCGTCGGGCCCCGTTGAGGTAGTGCCAAGCCAGCAGCCAGATGGAACGTCGGTAGTTGTACCGGGTGCGTTCACGCTCGGTGTGCATTCGGAGGAACTTGGCAAGGTCCTCTTTCTTCTTAGGTAGACTTAGTGGAGCTCTTGGCACCGTTCTTCCTCTGGGCTAGACCTTGTGGTTTCCAAGTCGTAGGGATGTCATCATCGGTCAAATCAAATGTTCCCGTGAACTGTGGGGCCGGATCTTCCGCTGCAAGAGGCCTACTTACAGGAAAGTCACCTTGGATGCGCCCGTAATACACCCGAGCCATCGCTTCGTACAGGAAGTACGGGATCGTGACGTAAGTGTTATCAGATGCGGGTTTCAACATTGGGGTCTGGTTCTTCGGGCTTTAGAAGATCAAGCACATCTTCGGTGGAAATACTGTTCCAGTCAACCATGGACAGGGTAGGAACGCCGTGTGTACGAAGTTCCCCTGCCTTGAGCCGTTCCATGGGGGAAAGTCCCCCCACGGGTTCCGCATATCGCTTGGGGAGGCGGAACTTCAGAATCATGGAGGACATGGCCACCGCGTCAAGGTGGTCGTCGTGAGCAAGGCCGCCGTCACGGGCTTCCGGGTTGAACTGCTCCACCTGGTCGAAGAGTTCCCGCCAAGGCCGGTCCATCCGCTTCCAAAG